GTTGTAACTGACCAGGAAGATGCAGAGACTCCACTGTGGTACCGGCGGGAATGGGTGGAGCAAAAGTGGGATCCCCAAGCAAAATTATATGCTATCGTCAAATACCATATCGGTGTTGAAGCGGACTATATTCCTGCAGATGAGATCCTTCATGTTAAGGTTGGAGCTCCTTTGTACGCGAAGTTCGGGAATTCCCCTTTATACCGGACGCTGGGGTATTTGAACGCATACAAAGAATGGCTGGAAGATAGGGCCAAGCTCAATAAGGCCCGGGCTGCCTTCGCCTGGAAAAAGAAGATCAAGAATATGGGTAACAGTGTCGCTACGGCTGTCAACGGAGTTTTAAATACATTGAATAAAGCCTTTAATGGGAACGAAAAGCCGGTTCCGCCGAAAACCGGGGGTGTGATTGTCGAGAATGACGGTGTGGAGTGGACTGTCGTTAACTCCGACGTAAAGGCAGACAATGCCAGTGAAGACGGCCGTGCCATTAAACTAATGATCTGTGCCGGCTCCGGAATCTTCGAACATTACCTGGGTGATGCCAAGGTGGGGAACCTGGCCAGTACCAAAAGTATGGAGCTACCTATGATGAAGATGTTTGAATGGCGCCAGAAGCTATTTGAGATGGCAGTTTTCCTTCCGATATTCCGACGGGTAATTCGTGCCGCCGTTGAAGCGGGAGCACTCCCTGAAAAGAGCAAGGTGACCCGGCAGGAAGGTGGAAAACAAATTGAACTGGAGATCGAAACAGACCAGGTGTACATCGATATCGATTTCCCACCGCTGGTTTTGAAAGAAATCAAAGAGCTTACCGACGCCTTGGTGAAGCAGGTCCAGGAAAGGCTTAAATCCAGGCAGACAGCGGGCATGGAATTAGGTATAGAGGATTGGGAACAGGAAGTTGCTATGATCCTAGCTGAGGAGGAGGAGCTGAGAAAACGGCAGCGAGAGGATGATACAAATTCCTATCCCCCCTTTAACCCTCCCAAGGGGGATGAGGAAGAATGAGCCCTCCGGATCTTGATAAACTGGAAAAGCTCCATGGCAAATTAAACCGTAAATTGGCAGCTTGGGAAAAAAAGAAGTTAAGAGAGTTGCTTCGCACCTTCGCAGAGACTGAAGTTGAGATCAAAGCGCTTCTGGTAACGGCCGAGGGATGGGAAAAGACGCGGTTAGAATCATTACTCGCGGAAATTGACCGGATAATGGATAACATGGGGCGCGCTGCGGAAATGTGGGTTACCGGCCAGAGCGATGTTCCTCCGGAAAGTCCACTGGCGGGGTTGAGTCAATTCCCGGCTCTTTCTGGCGGGAGTGCGGCGTTTGCCTCCTTAGGGGTTACTGGATCATTTACAACGATCCATTTGCCGGTGCTCTCCTATATGCAGGATTACCAATTGGGACTCATCCGGAGGATCACCCAGGAAGTTCGGGACCAGATCAAAGAGGAATTGAAGCGAGGATATATCCAGGGTGAAAGCATTCCGGATATTGCAAAACGGCTACGGAATACAAAATTGGATAAAGGTGTCTGGCCCAGCGTAGAAAAAAGGGCCACGGTAATTGCCAGAACCGAGATCCTGAGAGCGTCCAACCAAGGAGCTCTTCATGTTTACAATCAGTATCAGGTGAAAAGAGTGATATGGTTGACGGCGAAGGACGAAAGGGTATGCAAAGTTTGCGGGCCATTGCATAAGAAGATATTCCCTATTGATCAAATTCCTTTCGGAGGACCTCCCGCTCATCCAAGGTGCCGATGCTTTATTGTCCCTCATATTGTCACTACGGAAGAAGAGGGCCGAGCAGGAGATCAAAAGGCAAAAGAAAACGTGAAATGGTGGAAAGAGAAACAGGCTGCTTAATGGCCTGCTTTTTTGAAAGGATGTGATATTTATGGGACTCAGGTGTCGATGCCCTACTGGAAACCAGACATAGTTGAAAATATAGAAGTACCGTAAGGACGGTGATTGTTCATGCCCGTAAAAAACATTGATAAAGCCCTAGCTGAAATAACGGCACTGTTAGAGGGTAGTAAAATTGAGTTGCCTGAGGCTCTAATAGAAGTAATGAGTTTTGACAAACTTGAACAGAAGATTAGGGATTTAATAGATCCCCGAGATTCAAACGGAAACCGCACCTGGCGATATTCAATCCGTGATACATACCCTGGCTTTGCTGTGGTCAAGGATACGGAAGCCGATAAGATTTATCGGGTTGATTATACGGTTGATGCCAATGATAACGTGACAATAGGTCAGTGGCAGGAAGCTGAATATGTCTTGCAAATTAAACCCGGGGGAAGCATTGGCCCGGCCCCATCGGTCACGGTGGTGACTGAAAGCGCATCAGTTCAGGAAATAGATTTCAGTGAACTGACACCAATCGTTGAAGCTCAAGCAAATGGAGAAGGGATGGCATTCCGGGTAACGGTTTTAAAACCGGGTTGGAATGTTGGCCTAAATGGGCGGCCGGGTGATAAGTATTATACCCGGGAGGCTTGCGGGACCCTGGTATCATTATTAGCCGGTGCCAAAGCCTATGCCGATCATCCTACTCGGGCAGAGGATAACTTGCGGCCGGAACGGAGCATTCGGGATTTGGTGGGGTGGTATTCGGATCCAAGGCAAGAAACAGACGGCAGGACAACCGCAATTTTTAACCTGTTTGAAAGTGCTGTTTGGCTGAAAGATATTCTTAAGGTGATTGCTTCCGGAAAGGCTCCCAAAAATTTAGCCGGGATTAGTATTAATGGTTTCGGCTCCACTAAAATAGGAGCCGCAGAGGGCAGGGCCGGGAAGATTGTTGAGTCTATAAAGATTTTGCGCAGCGCTGATGTTGTCACTGAAGCAAGTGCCGGCGGGGAATTTGAACAGTTAGTAGCAAGTGCAAGAAATTTAGAAAAAGGAGAGGATATTGTGGATTGGAGTAAAATCACATTGGATGAGATCCGTCAAAATAGACCTGACCTGGTTCAGACCATCGGCCAGGAAAGGCTGACTGAGGCCAAAACAGATTTCCAAAAGGATCTCGAAGCCATCAGGGAAAGTGTCACGGTAGTGAGCGGTGAGAATAAGAAACTCCGCGATGAACTGGCAGCAGAACGGATTAAGGTTAGTATCAAAGGAAAAATCACCGATTTACTCCGGGAAAGCAAGCTGCCCGAAATCTCCCAAAAGAGATTAGCGACCGTATTGGAAACCCGGGATTACACCAAAGAGGGTGTCCTTGATGAAACTGCCCTCAAGGAAGCCGTTACTGCGGCTGTTACAGAGGAGAGGGAATACCTGACTAAGTTAACCGAGTCCGGAAGAGTAGTCGGGATGGGTGCCGGTGGAGACCAGGGAACCCCCGGGGACCGGCTCCAGGAAGTGCAAAACAAATTTGATAATATGTTCGGTGTGGCCATGCCCACTGAACAGAAGTAAGGAGGAGATGGATCATGGCAAAAAATTTCGTGCAAGAAGGGCGCCGGCTTTTCTTAACTGCTGGGTCCGGTGTTAAATCCGGAGATCCCGTTGCAGTCGGGCAAATCGCCGGTGTCGCAGTAGCAGACGTTGACAGCAATAATCAAACCACCGTTGATACGGAAGGGGTTTACAAACTGTCTGTCAAGGGCATTGATGGCAGCGGGAATAGTGCTGTGGCTATAGGGGATGCCATCTATTTTGTTTCTGGCGACACACCTAAGTTGAGCAAAAAGGCTACCGGAGTCTTATTCGGGTATTCCTTGGGAACTGTCGATTCCGGAGCTACCGCGATCATTCCAGTTAAACTTAAATAAGAAAGTGAGGGGATAATGGTGTTTGAGAAATTAACCGAAAGCCAACAGGCGAAACTCAATGAAGCCATTGAATTAGGCAGTATCAGACGTGTTTATGAAGTACTGGTTGAAGCGGCCAGTACTTCTGATTTTCCATACCTACTGGCCAATACAATGGGAAAGGTGCTGCAGCGTGCTTATCAGGCTGTGCCGGATCAATGGCGCCGGCTTGTAAACATTGCAACGCTGCCCGATTTTAAGGATAAGACAATCCTCCGGGTATCTGAAGCGGACGATCTCGAAGAAATTAAGGGAGAACTGGGCGAATACAAGGACAGCACCCTAGAAGAAAGCAAAGAGACGTATCAGTTGTCCATCTTTGGCCGAACTTTTTCAATTACCTACAAGTCCATTATCAACGATGATATGGATGCCATTCGGAAGCAGCCGGACCGCTTTGGAAAAGCAGCCGCCAGGTTATTAAATCAATTGGTATTTGGAATATTGATTAATAACCCGAATATGGGTGACGGTAAAGCTTTATTCCATGTGGATCATAAAAATCTTGGGAGTGCAGCTTTAGCTGAAGCTAGCTTAACTGCTGCTATTACAGCCATGCGAAACCAAACGGATGACAAGGGCAATAAAATTGTCGTACAGCCCAAGTATTTGCTTGTACCCAACGAGCTGGAATGGACAGCCCGGAAGCTTTTGCAGAGTGCTCAAGTACCCCAGGCAGGAAATACCAGTGCCTCTTTTGCTCCAAATGATCAGAACGTGCTTCGGGATGTTGGCTTAGAGCCGGTTATTTGCCCATGGTTGACAGATGCAAATGACTGGTACCTGACTGCGGACCCTGCAACCATTGACACCATTGAAGTCGGTTTCCTCCGTGGAGTAGGGGAGAGTCCCCAATTGTTCCTGAAGTCTCCCGGGTGGACAACGATCAGTGGCATGGCAGTTGATCCCTTCGGTATGGATGATGAGCCTATCAAGTATAAGGTTCGTCATATTGCAAAGGCAAAAGCAGTGGATTGGCGTGGAATGTATAAATCTGCGGTATCGAATTAATAAATCCTAAAGGTTCAAAAATAGGGGAGGCATTTTGTCTCCCCTATTTCTAAATAGGAGGGGATCATTATGGCAGCTATTCAAAAGCCAACCATAGGCAGAATTGTTTTCTTTGTGACCGAAGAGGAGGAAACTCTTCCCGGGATAATCACCAAGGTCAACGATGACGGAACTATTAATCTTCGAGTATTTACCAACCAAGAGCACGGTTCGGGAGCAATACTTTTGACCAATGTTCACCAGGGCAAGAAGGAGAAGCAATGGAGCTGGCCGGCCAAGGACGGTGAGTAAGCATGACAGATTTGGAATTGGTCCGGGCGAATGTCGTCGATGAGGTAGAGCCATATACCTTTAATGATCCAATGATTACAGCTTTGCTGTCGCGATATAACAACGATGTTAACCAGGTCAGCTCCCACATTTGGCTTATCCGGGCTGGTCAAGCTGCAAAAAGAAATTTTAAGTTTACAGTTGATGGCACGACGATCGACAAAACGATGACAGCAAAAGAGTGTCGGGAGCAGGCAGTATTTTTCAAGGAACTGGCCATGCTTACTCCTGGTGATGGGCTGGCAGAAATTGAGTGGACCAATGCCTTCGATCCGCCGGAGGGATATTAATGATTACTACAGATGATATGGACTTTATTCGAGAATGCCTTTCAGACGTAGCCGGGGACGTAGAGGAATCTATTGTCTACAAGAAATATCTTAATACCACTCCTGGTGATCAGGTGATGGGTATTCCTGATACTCCGAATTACGAGAGCTTTGATATTACCGCAAGAGTGAGAGCATTAACCCTTGAAGAGATTCAGGTTTCCGGCGGGGCCTACATTTTCGGCGATGTAGAGTTTAAGATTCGTAAACAAGACTGGATGCAATGGGATCTTAATCTAACCGGGGGGTATGATCCAGAATCATCCACCATAAGGCCGGATTATCCTGATCGTATTATTTACGATGGGTTGACCTATAAACCTAAAAGCTACAGTCATGCATGGCTTGGTGGTGTACTGTGGTACAAGGTAAAGGCAGGGAAGTTGTGATGGAAAAGGATCTGTTTAATATCACTTTTAAGGGCGTGGATGAGTTAATTAAAGTAGCCGAGAGGAAAGCGCAGCTGCTTGATGCAAACGTGAGAAATGCAGTCGCTCGGACGGTGCTTTGGGGAGCAGGGAGAATCGCGGAAGAGTGCCCCACAGACACAGGGCGGCTGAGGGCGAGTATTCTGGGATACCTGGTGCATAAATATGGACTAAGAGTAGAGGGGGACCCGGTCGCGGTCGCCGACGGGATAAGCCAGTCGGTGACGCAGATAAATGGATATGAGGGCAGAATCGGTACCAACGTCGCCTATGCCAGCCATCAGGAGTATGGATTTAATGCTACTGGCCCCAAAAAGTTAACGGACAAACAGCGGCGGTACTTATTTGCTGTTGGCATCTTGCAAAGTAAAGACGGGAGGGTTGTGCCGGGTACCGTAACCGTCTTAGTCCGTAAATCCGGAAAGATTACTGGCGGGAAGACCTATATAGGGGGCATCAATAAAGTGATTAACCGACGCGCGGGGAGTGTTTCTCACGTGAAGGGGAAGGGCTTTTTTAGGCGCAATCTGGTGCTAATAGACCAGTACTTTCAAGAGCAGATGGAAGAAGCAATAAAAGCAACGGAAGAAGATCGGCTAATCCCGGTCACGTTTTAGAGGGATTATGTCGGCAGGCTTGTCCGGCTTTTTTCCTTCTAAGCCGAATGTTTTTCGGATCATAGGGCCGATATCATGCTGGATAATGATCGTTTCAGGCCAATCTTTATTGATGACTGTCAGCCGGCGGGTCGGAAATAGATCTTTTTCCTTTGTCAAAGTTACCACCCCCTTTCTGGCATGTAAATTCGCTACAAACCAAAATATTCCTGCCGAGGTGAGACCATGAACAATACAATGATGAGTATAGCGGAATACATTGCCACCAATTTTTCTGTTTTTGGATTGGGGTCCAAAGAGGATTTAATCACTATTGAGAAGCCCAAGAAAAGATTAGTCAACGGTGGCAAATGGCTTATCATGCTTCCTTTGCGGACCCTGCCAGACACCGATTTCAAAGTCCCTTTCGGGAATCTACTTGCCAATGGGGTTAGGGGTGAGAGGTTCCTGACCATGGTTGAATTTGAGTGCAAGACCCGTGCGCCAGAACCGGAAAAAGATTTTCTTTGGAATACAGCCAGAAAGTTGCGGGATAAGGTTTATAATGTGCTGGCCGGTCCTTATCGCGGAGGATTGACGGTCCCCCGTAAGGACTGGACGGATCCTCAAAACCCCATGCCGGCCGGCGAGATCTGGTTCGAAGTAGATCCAGAAAAGAACTCTCCTATTGAGGACCCAATAGAGGATCCAAATGACCCGGCAAACAAGAGCATATTTCTTACGTATAACGTCCACTGGGTAAGACCAGTGACGTAAAGGAGGGCTTATGTCAAAGGTAAAAATTAAACTTGACTCTAAACCCCAGGACTCTTATGTTGAGGTAGATGGAGAAAGGGTAAATAGCGTTACCAAGGTGATAGTTGAGGGTGTGGCCGGGAAGGCCCAAAAGGTACTGGTAGAATTGGATCCTCTAATGGTGGAGATAGAGGCCGATGCAGAGGTGGTATCAAAGGATCATTTAAAAGTAACCGTTAGCCTCAAACCCTGGTATAGTATGCTACAAAAGAACACTATTGAGGTAGTAACGGGAGCTGTAGAGATGGGAATGCCATCTAGGATTGCTGAGGAAATATTAAAGGATACATTATATACTGCCTTACGGGAAGGAATAGAAATAAAGGGTTAGCGAGGTGAATGATCATGCCTGAACCGTTTAAGTTGTCGTGCCCCTGCGGGTACGATTTTGTTTTTCCTGCAAAGCCCTGGTGCAAGACGGAGGTAAAATGCCCGGAATGCGGCCAGGTAGTCGCCTATGATCCTAAAGAAAAACCTAAGAAAAAAGGAGAGTGATAATTAATGTCCTTTGAAAAGAAACGGAATGCAAATTTGCTGGTGCTTTCCACCCCGGCAGTTTTTGCCGGAACCTTTACCGATTCGGCCGGCGTGACGGCTGCCATGGCAAATAATGCAATCCCTGGGGCTACTGACTTCGGATATGACCATGACCTTGGAGTCACGCTTCAGGGGAAAGGGCAATTCGGGTTAAACAAGCCTGTTGGTCTCACCGACGAATATGGCGGAATTAAAGGAAACTTTGACATTCAGGGGACAGATGGGGAGGCTGCGGTACTTGCCGCGGTTAGCCGTATTGCCCGGTCCGCATTCGTCAACGCAAACTACAATAAGTTATATGAATGTTTTCTAATTGCGAATATATTAGAGGATGACGGCGCTGCCCTACGGGCCCATTTCTGCGAGACATGCCGGATCGATGCTGTTCCCAAAAAGGTGGGCCCTGATGCAAAGCGTTTCTCTTTCCAAGGTGTTATCGGCCGTGACTTCGTAAATAAGAAGATCAGGGTAGCCGTGATAAACGGAGCTGCATCGCCGGTGACTGCCGTGAACTATCCTACAGGAGAAACTGCAGCTGCATGGATCGATGATAACGGGACCAGCAGGTATGCTTTGTTGGTTCTAAAGTACAAGGACTCTGACAAGACTGTCAAACGGCTAGAACTGGCATCAGCGGCCGCGGCGGGCTATTATTCCGAAACCGGTAGCGCAATTACCTTGCACACCGCGGATGGGTTAGCCACAAATGACAAAGCATTGATAGTGTATCTGGCATAAAGGCGGGTTATTTAACCCGCCTTTTCCTTTACCAAATTCCCAAGCGCTTGGGAATTTGAATTTATGAAAGGTGGTATTTGTTATGGCCGAATTAACAAATGAAATGATTCAAAAAAGATTTGAGACGGTATCTTCTGGCACCTATTCTCCGGAGATCCCGGGCCTGCCGGGCATCACTTTTATAAAGCTGGGACTGAAAGAGCGTGGGCAATCCTCCCGGGCCTATAGCGCCCGACTGAAGGAACTTATGGCTGCCGGCGGATATTTCTCTGAGGCTCTATTGCCTACAGTCCTGGAAAAGGCCTGCAGGGAGAATGGAATGGATCTTTCCGTAATCGGGAAGCAGCGGGCTATCCAAAAGAGATTCTATGACAGCATCCCCCCGGAGCTAATGGATCCTTACGACAAACTGACCGAAGAAGAAGTGGCCTTGCTTCCGGAAGAAGTGAAAGCGGAAAGGCAGGAGGCCATCGAGGAGCGCGGCCGGCAGATCATGGAGTTTATGCAGAACTTTTACAGCGTAGCAGATAAAAAGGTGTTCGAACAGTGTCGGCAGATTGAGGCGCTGGAACAACATCTTAAGGCTAACACGGCAGAGCATCACGCCCGGAAACACCAGATGGAGACGGAGATCCTCCTATGCGCCAGGCGGTCGGATGATATTAATATCCCTTACTTTTCGAGCATTGAGGACATTCAGGAGCTGGAGGACCGGAATAGAACAGGGCTTGTACAGTTGTACTTGAAATGGAAGCAGTTCCGAGAAGGGCTAACGCCAGAATTTTTTCGTCCCAATAGTGCTGCTCTGCAATGAGTGGATATACTCCTTTAGGGATGCAGGAGAAAACACCGGGACCATATTTCCCGGCGCGGTTGCAGCATGGACAGCTGACCAAAAGCGCTTGGTCTCAGTAAGTAAAGAATATGCAAATGTCTTTTCATCTCTGGCCATGCGGGGCCACGACCGCCCCGATGAAGAGATCCTTCATAATTATCGCAAGTTTCAGGAGTGGTGGGATGAATACACCCGGGATCCGGAGATAGGGGAAAATCCGTACAAGAAATATAGCCAGGGATTTAGTACACGAGGTTAAATATCTTTCTGACACGAGCAGGAAAAATGCAAGTATAAAGGAATATTTAGGGGTGAAAGGAGGTTCTATTTTGGAAAATCTTTTAGCATATATTTTGTTACTTGCTCCTGGCCTTGTAGTTATGCTAATCAATGAAAGAGCTGGCTCTCATCCTGCCTCTAAATATACTAATACAGAAAAAATTGTAATGGCGGTATTGTTCTCGGTTCCAGTTTTTATTCTGAATCTAGTGTTACTTGGATTCAAAAATAGAAATATCGGGGAGGCAAGTGCGACTGGGTTATTAATAGAAATTCAATCATTGGGAAATTTGTTATTTTATTCAATTACAAGTATTTTATTTTCTTTCCTTGTGTGCTTATGTTGGCATACCTTTGTTAAGAGAGAATTGGTTGTCGATTTTATTAACAAGTTAAGAAAGACTGGAGATAAAGCGGAAGTCAATGAAGGTAATTTGGTTTGGGAGGATGCCTTTCATGGCGCCGAGAGACAGGCAGTAAGGGTCACTATTAAAGACGCAAGGTTTTATGGAAGTCCTGTTAATATGTCTGAAATCATTTCAGATGAGCGGTGTTTGCTACTTGATGATTCAGAAATAATTAGGGATATCGTAGAACGGTACAATATCCCTGTAAAAAAGGTTTATGTTGATACAAAGTCAGGTGTTGCTGTTGAAATATTTGATTCTAACAAGTTCGTTGAAGCTTATTATAGGGGTCGCTATATAAAATATTAGTTATTTATTTTCCTGGCTTTTTGCCGGCGTGATCGGAGGAACAATACTATCCTTCTTTACTGAGAAGTTTTCATGTTGCTTTATCCCTGAAAGGTCTCCTGTGCTTTTTTGTATTGTCTGCTGTTGATCTTGTTTTGGTATAGGCGGTATAATGCTTGATTTTGTTACTGATTCTATACATTTCTCTAGCTTGTTTTTCTCTGATGTTTTATTTGTTTCATCTGCCATAAGGCTTCACCTCCTTCCTGACGTATGATCCTGTCAACTCATATTTCGACAGGAAGGAGGTAATTCCTGTAAAAGATTGAATTGGGCAACAGGATAAATTTCCCTTCTGTCGAAAATATAAGCAGAAGGGAGGTGAGTTCTGTATGGAGCGAGATGCAAAGCAAACAGTATTATTGGCTATATATACTGAGTATCAAAAAGATATACCTGATATGGAAAATGCAATAAAAGCTGCAAACCTTGGTTTAGAGAAAAATGTATTTAAAGTTGCTTTAGATAAACTTGAGAATGAAGGATTAATCAACGGGGTTGAATTCAGAAGGGGCGGGAATACAGCGATACCTCTGACGGCTTTAACAACATATATAAAAATAACTCCTATTGGCATAAGATACGTGGAAGACAAGCTGAATATTGATGGAGCATCGACTGGGGAACAAAAAGTAAAAGGATTATTAAGTAGGTTTACTGAGTGGGGATGGGAGCAATTAAAAGATGTGGCAGCCAGAACACTGGCAGAAATGGCAAAGAATTAATGGGTGCCGCCAGGCTCTTTTTGTTTGTCGTAAAGTGTCGGAATTTTGGGTAAGGATTTTGCCTCCCTGTGGCGAAATAAGGGGGAAGAAGGGAGGCGAAGAAATGCCAATATGTGTATCAAGAGAAGACTATCCAAATATAACAGAAATTTGGGGACATGGGGAAAATACAATTGTTGTAAATACAACTGACGGAAGACGTGTAAAAATTACTGCTGCGCATAATATACGTAGTGGAGCAATTCCAAATTATTATGCTGATTACGAAGAAGTAAGAGAAATTGAGATTGACGGTGAGACGTTAGAAGTTTGGGTAGATGCTCATTATCCTTGGCAAGATGGAGATACTGTTGAGGACTGTTTATTAGGTGCATTGGTTTGGGTTAATAGCGGCGAGAAGGACAATTGAGAAGCACGAAATGAGTTGATTGAGTTGAAACGTATTCTAATCAAAGAGTCCTCCGGGCTCTTTTCTTTTGTCGTAATATGTCGAAATTTTTGTCAAGGAAAGTCGCATTTTATGTTGAATAATAGTGATAACCGGAAAATATCTTTAAAACTCAATAGTATTGCTTGCGATAGGCTTAATTTTTCCATATTTGGTTGACTTTTTCTTTGGCTAATAATACTATTCTATAGAGAGGTTCAATATGTGGCAAACTGTTAAGAATTTCCTCTTACAGTACTCTTTAAAAGATTATATTGAGGCAATAATTGCAATATTGGTAGGGTGTTCTGCTTTGTATAGTGCCAGAATTTCAAAGAAAGTAGAAGAAGGAATCACAAAAATTACCGATATTCAATATTATAATAAAAGCAGAAAAAAATTAGCTGGAAATTTAAAAGAATGCGAACGGTTTTTTTCTGATAAGGATATTAAAATTGACTTAACAGTAATTTCCAAAACCCAAAAGGCAATACAAGATTTACGAGTATATTCTATAATATTTAATAAGAAAGAGCAGAAAAAGCTAAATCAGGTATTAAAGTTAATTAATGAGAATGAGAGTAATTATGCAAATGCGGAAAGAACCCAAATTTTAGAGATTATTAATGCATTTATTGCAAAGCTTGAGAAGGGGGATATATTGTTATGAATGTAACCAATAAAATTAAGGAGCTAATTGAGAGTTTAACTGCCTTGACAAAACAAAAAAAGATTGAATGGAATACCATTGCTGAGTATATGGAAGAAAATAGGAATGAAGTTCTGCGGTATCTGATTATTAATAATAACCGGTATTATGATAGTAATTGGAGGGAACCACATCTAAACGAATACTATTCTTATTGTGCGCCATTTATGGAGGGACTTGTATATATATTTATGTATCATAATTATCCCTCAGAAAGTAGATATTTTATTTTGAGTGTACAGAATAAAAAAGTTAGTCAGATTATTCCTTTAAACACGGCCGAGACTTTCCAAAATGAATTGGAAAACCTTGTATTTTATATAAGTAACGAATTTGACAATATAGATTCATTTGTGGATTTGATTATTGCCAAAGGAAAATCTCCCGAGTAATTGAAATCAATTAACAACATGATGGATAAAAGAGGCAATAAATACAGAAAAATATGTGATGAAAGACGAATATCAAGCCACCAAAAATATATTCAGCATCTGAATGGCCTATCCATTAAATATGGTGTCCCTAAAAATATATTAATTGGAATATATTTCATAGAGACAAGCTTTCGCCCTTTATATTTTAGGATTTGTGAGTATATATTTGTTATTTTGGGGGTCTTGTTAAATTTTGCATTTAAAGTACCTTTAAAAAATTATACCATTGGAAGATGTCAAATTGGTATTTCATCAATTTTAATTTTTTCAGGGAAAGATATTTATAAACATAGTCGATATATAAAAAAGGTCAGCAAGTCAGACTTCTTAAATATTGTCAAGGCTATGCATTATAAAAGAAACCTTGAGATTTCCGCATTAATAGTTCGTAGACTATATGTTAAATCTTTTAAAACTGCAAATAACTATAACAACCAATTACGCCACATTGGAGAAAATTATAATGGGCGATATTCTTATGGATTGTTATTGGATGAAATAGTAAGCTGTTTGGATAAAAGAAATAAAGTTAACAAATTAATGAAACGTCCCGATACGAAAAATTCCATAATAGTGGAACGCAAATAACCAGACTAAAAAGCACCCATGCGGGTGCTTTCGTTGTTGAAAGGGGGAATTATTTTAATCACACTGCTATCATCTGTTTTAGCATAGGGTATTGATTCATGATATCTTTACCCCCGAAGAATAGTTCATAAGATATCCCGGCCTCATTGTAGGTTAGCTGGATCAGATTGCCATTTGCCGGATTACTTCCTGACATGGCAGCACCTGCAAAGGCTCCGGCGGGACCGAGGAGTAAACCGCCGAGCGCGGCTCCGGCGAGTACATTGCTGGAATCAGAGTGTGGGATGAATTTGATTTCCTTAATATCAGTTTTCAGAAGTTCAATGTCGTGAATTAGGAGGTTATTATTTTGAGGCTTGACGTAAATAAGTTTCGGTCCCTTTAATTTAGGGTGACCGCCCAGGTAATATATTTGGAGCCGGGTATTTTTATTCTTATAATAGTCAATAATTTTGTATATACCTACTGCAATAAAGGCTAAAGAAACAAACAGTGCAAATATCCAGGACTCCATTAATAACCACCTCCAAAAAGGGAATTTCACTATATTATTCTTCTTTTGGCCCATTTTACCTTTCTATTAATAATATTTTTTAAACAGGCGTAAATTGCCTGTTTTAATTTTTGCCTAAAAATATAAGGAGGTGATACCTTGTCAGAGGCAGTTCTACAGGCTACCATCCGTGCTTTTGACGAATTTTCTGCTTTGTTTCAAAAGTTTCAGCAAGAACTGCAAAAAACTGAACAGGCTGAGAAGCAGGTAGAGACATCTACGGTAAGTGTAAACCAGGCAATGGGAGAATTGGTCAAAGCAAAGAATAGGGCTCGGGAAGCAACAGAGAGCTTCAACAGGATCTTAGCAGAGATGGCCCGAGGAGAAAAGCAAGGGATAGACATCACTAAACAGTTTGATGCAGCTTTCACGGAATTTGTTGCTGCAGAAAAAGCGGTGGAGCAAGAAACAAATCGACTGAATCAAGTATTTGCACAAAATGGGGTTGCAGGGAAGCAGGCCCAGACGGCTCTAAAGCAAGTCGATCAAGCGTTAGATGGTGTCGATAATCAAGCAAAGCAGGCTCATAGATCCACATCGGACTTTTTGCAGACTATAGGCCAGCTAGGGGCCTTGTATTCTTTTAAGCGCGGGCTGGAAGAAGTCCTAATAACGGGTAGAGAGTTTGAACGTACTATCACACAAGCCCAAGTTATTGTCGGAGATTTTAGCGATACTTTAGAAGAGTCTGCCATGTCAATGAAAGATAGTATTTTTCTACCGCGCCAAGTTGCAGAAGCATACCGGGAATTGGGAGCTGCGGGACTTGAAACTAATGAGGTATTGATGTCCAGTCCGGACATAATGAATTTCGCAACCGCGGCCATGATCGACATGACCAGTTCGGCAGAAGCAACAATCGCTGCAGTAAAGGGGTTTAATCTTTCTTTTGAACAGTCTGAGGATGTTGTTGATGCCTTCTCGGTGGCCATGGACAAGACAACATTGGCAGGAGAAGATTTTGTCCGTGCCCTGGCTTCTGTAGGTCCTGTGGCTGGCGGATTGGCGAAACAGTCCTTAGAAGATACTTTGAGCTTAGTGGCTGCATTAAAGGATATGGGGGCCTCTGCGGAAGACTCATCAACCTCGGTCCGTAGTATGCTTCTCCAATTAATAAATCCTACAAGAGAGGCACAGGAAACTCTGGAAGCTTTAAGTATTTCACTTTATGATTCAGCTGGGAACATGAAATCTCTTCCGGATATCATCGCCCAATTTGAAGTTGCTCTGGCGGGCTACAATGAGAGATCAAGGCAGTTAATCATGACAACTGTAGCTGGAAGTGATGGAATTAGGGCATTAGCTGCAGGATTAAGTATGGGAAGCGATAGACTTAAAGAGCTATCCCGGGCAATGGCAGAAGGTCAAGGAAGAGCCGCTGAATATGCCAGCATCATGGGGGACACATTCGATGGAAGCGTTCGGAAAGCTGCGGCGAGTTGGGAACGCCTCAAGATCGCAATGTTTGAAAGTGCTTCTCCAAAGATAATGGATTTACTAAATGGAATTACTGCTCTGGTAGATGGCTTTAATTCCCTTGATGAATCAACGCAAAAAGTAATTGAATCCTTAGTCGGCAACGGCGGTTTTATAGTAGCTTTAGGATTAGCAACGGCAATGCTCAGAACATTTCTCATAACTCTTGGGCTGGCAGCAGGACCAGCAGGAATAGCTGCATTGGTTACCACTGGGTTAATTGCTTTAACAGGGGTAATTATAGGAATTACAGGAGCTCAGCAATCAGCCAAGCAAGCCCAGGACGAGGCCAACAAATCCCTGGCCGAGTACCAAAAACTGATCGCCGGCACGGCCACCACCGAAGAAATTAAAAACCTTGACACGCGGATCGAGAAGCTAAAGGAGTTGACCCAGCGGTACGATGAGTTGAAAAAGAAAATGTCTGAGCCAACAACAAAAATGGTTGAACCGACTGGTGAAGTAGAAATAGTTGCTTTTGGACGTGGCGGGGGAGTAGCACGTACGGTAGCAGACGGGATGCGAGAGGTAAACGCCGAACTTGAAAAGCTGGGACTGACCTACGAAAAGGCCCAGGAGGTTATTGCCGCCTACAGTAGGGAGCAGGAAAAGGCGACCCTTCTCGACTACCAGTCAGCTGTGGCCACGGCGAACAGCACGATACAGAAAGCCCTAGATGCCAAGGCGACATCGTCACTTATGAACGAATACCTGAGGCTCACGGCCAACGTCAAGTCCGATACAGACGTCGCGAAGCTGTCGATCCAGACTAAGGCGCGCCTTTCCACGGTTGTGGACCAGCTCTCCGGAAGTTACGGCTACCTGGTTAGCGCCATCGATGGACACGGGAAAGCAATGCTTCTTGACCGTGAGG